TACCGGAGTCGCGGCTAACCAAATTGACCAAGAACCCGTCCAGACCGGTGAAGCGCATCAGCGGTGTACCGAATCCTAGGAAGAACGCGAACGCTCTAGCCTCAAGCCCCGGCTTGCCGTAGTGGTTAATAATCTCCTTCCACTTCTGGAAGTCACCCTTCGGTTCAAAGTAGTGGATGTGCGGGAGAGTCGGAGCAGACGGAGGGCTATATACAACTTCCGTAGCCTTGATCTCACGGTCACCAATAATTACCGACGAGTTGTCTTCGGTCCAACCAAATTGTTTGTGTGCCTTTTCTGCCTTATGTTTCATAAGTTCATCAACCCAAGCCTTCACATACTGCATCAGCATGTCTTGCTTCTTGCCAAGCAGCACTATTCCTTGTCCAGCCACCATAGCCATGAACTTGTCTCTGGAAACAACCGTAGTTTTAGGCATGATGAAGTCCCGCACACCGTCTCGCGGGGTATGCAGCCGACACAAAAGCGTGTCTAGCAGGTCAGGATCAATCATGCGCTTCACGACGTAAAAGTCGTGCTGGTACAGGAGTTCTTCAGTTTCCTCCTCGTCACCGGCTTTGTTCTTCTTGGTGGTCTTGTAATAGACCCCACCGATCTTACCACGGAAGAAGGGGAACGGAAACTTCGGGATGTGGTACTGCTTGAGTTCCTTGGTTACTTCCTCAACTTCCGTTACTACGCTCTGCTCCGGTGTGGCTTCCACTACCCGTTCGGCAAGCGCAATAGGAGTAGCAATCTTGTGAGGACACCCTTCACAGCCTGTAGGATTTAGGATACGGAAGCGTTCGCAGGTGTACGGACCGTTCGTACCGTTGGCCATCTTCTCTGTGGCTTCAGCCGAATAACCGGGATGCCCTTGAGAGATGATGTGGATTGCCTTGTCCCGGTCGGAACACTTCTGAGCAATACTCAACCCACCGCGCCACATGTCGTAACTAAGTTCGGCACGGTTGTTATAGATGTGTACGATCTGAGCGCAGCCCTTACCTTCCAGTGACCGCACCAGAAGGTCTTTAAACTTGGCGACCTTGTTCCCCATCAGCGATAGGGTCAGTGGGTCTAGTTCCCGCTTGTACTGCTGCTTGTTCGCTTGCGCCAGAATCTCGAAACTCGGTTCAAGAAGTTTTTCTATCTCGTCGAGCGTGAGTTCCGGGGCCGCATGTAGCACCTCGACCAGAATCGGATTGGTCGGGTCTTTAACGTGGTACGTACCGGGGATACGCAGAATACGCGCAGCCTCTCCAGTAACAACCGGATCAACTTCAAACTTATGCTGTACGCAGAGTTGCTTAAGGCACTCCGCATGTGTGGTCCACTTCTCGCGTGGTAATGCCTGATCACAAACCCAATACAGGTGAGCGCCCATACCCGACTTCACAATCGTGGGGCGTGGTAATCCAGTAACCTTGCAGAAAGCGCGTAGAGCCAGCAAGCCTTCGTTTAAATCCGAGAAGGGTTTGCCGGGGCCGCAATCAAGATCAATGTAAAACGACTTTAGAGCAATAGCGTTCTTGGTGGTACGGCGTTCTTCCGCACCGTACTTAGCCATCGCAAAAAATGCGTTGTACTTGGTATCTACAAATTCGTCTGCATGGTCTGAAATCGCGTCAATACTACGTACAAATCGTTGGCGGACATCCTTGTCCTCTCCATCTTCCTTGATGCCAACCGTACAGTAGGACTCACCTTCTTCCAAAGATGGAAGGACCAAGGCAAGAAAGTCCTTACGTGAGAGCATAGCCGTCCTCTAGGCCGTCAATAAAAATGGGCAGGGGCGGACGGCAACGCCCTCTTCGGTAGCTAACCTAGCCCACCCAACCTTAAGCTAATTTATCTATTAGCTTTTGAACCTGTTCTACGTGCTTAACCGAAACTTCGTGCTTACCAATGAACCATGAGTACACGGTAGGCCGACTTACGCCAAGGTAATCCGCTACGTCTTTGGCAGGGATATTCAGCTTCACACAGATCTTGGCGAGTTTCACACCCAACAAGAACGGATTAGCGTCGTATATCGCCTGTACCGTTAACGTGGAATACCCACGAGAAACCATTAGTCATCCCACTCAGCGAGGATCTTGGACAGATCAGGCTTGGCAGCATCGGCTTCTTCGGCTTTCTTGGAAGTACGCTTAACAGGTTCGGTTACTTCTTCAACTACAACAGCCGCAGCAGGTTCGGGCTTAGGAGCAGACAAGCGCGGCTTGGCGCTATCCGCCTCGGCTACGGTCATAGTGATTGCTTTCTTGGCAGCATCCGTGCTGCCCTGATCAATGGCCTTCTGATGCTGTGCCGAATCCAAGAAACTTACAGCCTTGAAGTTGATCTTCGGCGTGGCGCTGTTGGTATCAAAACGCATCTCGGTAACGACCGCCGTGATGGGGATACCCTTACCGCCCAAGAACTTAGCGTAAGCCTGAAGCGGCCACTTACCCGCCGCACCTTCGCCAAAGATAGACGTAGACGGAAGCGTCAACTGAAATACATCCCCACCGATATCGTTCGCCAGAACGACAGCAATACGCTGGCTATATCGGCAAGCACGGCTGTTACCCTGACCCGATCCCGGTACGTTCATCGGGCAATCGAGACAACGCTTTGACTGCGGAGCCGTGGCCTTTTGGTCAGGTACTTCACCATCGGCAGACCAGCAATCCGGGGCAACAACCTCGCCACCTTCCTGATACTGTTGTGCGTAGTACGTACGGGACACCTTCGGGGAAGCAGCGACGATAACCACGTTCATGTGGCGATCTTCATTCTGTGCGACTTCCTTACCGTTGATCACCATGCGCCATACACCACCCTTGATGGAGATACGCTTGATGGACGAGCCAGTACCGCTGCCACCCATGAGGGCTTTGGTAGTAGCGTCAACTTGCAGGGTCTTCAGATACTCCGGTAACCCTGAATCTAACATTGCGAGTTCGTTGCTCATATTCGCTCCTTAGCGTTTCACAATAACGACTGTCTGGTTAAGGTCTGCCTGTAAACCGGGCGGGTGAAGGTTTGGGTTCTCTTCAAGAAACTGTGCCATATTACTGTTGTTAATACGGTGCTGCATGAGCGAGAAGGCGTCATTCTCTTTGATGAACTTGAAGAACGAATCCCAATCGCTAGTCCAATAATGTTTGTTGATACGTCGTGAGATCGTACCGTGTTGAGTACGAATCGTCGTAGCCCCTTGATCCTTGCAAATCGCCAACAACTGTTCGGTAAGTACGTCCAGTTGTTCTTTGAGTTTCTCGTCTTGCTTTGCGAGTTCTCGTCGGGCTTCCCGTATCTTCACATAAACTTCTGCTAGTTTTTCTGCGTTCATTTCACTCATAGTATTCTCCTCACGGGTTTATGAATTTAGCTCTCCTACTTTACATTGTCAAGCGACTCCTCAACAAAATTTCGATATAGTTCGACCAACTTTGTGTGTACGTCCAATTTCTGAGACAGCATCTTGTAGATGCGTTGCTCAACCGGACTGCCTTGTAGATGCACGACCGTACAGGGGTGGTGCTGACCCGCACGGTGGACTCGGGCGTTTGCTTGCAAATAAGTCTCAATAGACGTTATCGGACCCCACCAGACAACCACGTTGGCAGCGTGTAGCGTTACGCCGTGCGCTGCGGCTTGCGGCTGAATGACTAGTACCCGTGGGTCTTTATCTTCTTGAAACTTCTTAAAAATTTCCGTGCGCTTGTTTACGGGTACAGCCCCGTTGATGATCTCGCATGGGATTTTGTTGGCGGTTAATTCCTCAGCAATGATCTCAATAGCATGACGATATGGAGCGAATACGATTACCTTCTGGCTCGCCTCCTCGACAACCTCCAGTAACGCCTTCATGCGGTTCTTGGCATCAAACGCAACCACCTCACCACTATCCGAGTAGACCGCGCCACATGACAACTGGAGCAGTTTGTTCAGGCTTGCCGCTGCATTGACCGCTGTGATCTCTTCACCGGCAGCAATAGTCAACATCTGTTTACGAATCTCTTCGTAGTAGGTCTTTTGCTGCGGGGTCAATGGTATGTCACGCATGACATAGGTCATTTCTGGCAGGTCAAGACACTCGTCCTTGGTGAACCGTATTGCAGGTTGCAAGGCTTCGTGAACAATCTGCTCAGACTGGGGACGCGGAACCCACTTAAACTGCGTGATCTTGGTCAGCACTCGATCCCTGAACGAACCAAAGAACTTAGGTACGCCGTTGGGATTGATGATCTTGGCCAGCCCATATGCGTCCGTGGGGGCTTGCGCTGCGGGAGTACCGGTCATCATCCAGACCCATGTAGACGGTGTGAGTATGCTGTTGAGAACCTTCCATCGTTTTGTGGAAACATTCTTATAAGCATTAGCCTCGTCGATGATGACGAGATCGAACCCACTCTTGACTACAGAATCCTTGACGATATCCAGCCCGTCAAAGTTACAGATAACAAACTCTGCATCGCTCTCGACCGCCTTGATGCGTTTCTCTTTCGAGTAACTGTGTGCGATAGCGCACGTACGGTGCGTAGCAAACTTGAATAGGTCGTTCTCCCATGCCGACTGCATGATCGACAACGGACACAATACAAGTACTCTACGGATAAGCCCTTGCTGCATCAGGTAGTCAGCAGCCCAGATAGCCGAGGCTGTTTTGCCTGTACCTTGTTCGTTAAAGCAGAACGCCCTACGGTTCAGGGTGAGGAACGCTGCGGTTGTGTGCTGGTGCTTGAACGGCTTTTGCAGTCCCGGCCAGTTGTAGTTCCCCATGATCGGGGACGGCACATCCTTGAGGCGCAGGTTCTTTAAGATCTGCGCTTCTTCCACACCCCATTTCACAAGCACATCGGTAGCGTTTAACTGTTTCGCTGTACGGATGACTGACGTAATCCGTTGCGGCTCTCGCACTCTAATCAGTAACGCCTTATTGTCGATGATCTGCATTAGGCAGGTTTCCTGTCCTTCTGTCGCTTGTATGAACGATTGGCGTGAACACTAGTAACTTTTAAGTTACTGCTCTTGGCAGAGCCGCCCTTGCTAAGAGGGACTTTGTGGTCAACATCTTTACCATCGCCTTTGGTTACACGCCCGGCCTTCAGCATCTTGGCGCGAGCAGCGTTGCGCTTAGCGCGGTTCTTGATCTGTTCAGGTTTGCCTTGGTAGTTGTCGTATTCACGACGGTAATCACGTGCCATGTTGGGCTCCTATTGAAGATATGTTTTTGTAGATGTGGGCAGAACTCATAGATATATAAGAATTTAGTCGCACTACTGTACCGCCGTTTACTGTACGACGGGTTTGGGTTTCTGCTGTCCGTCTAGGGGTTGTTAGTAAGTTTGTTACCAGTAACGTATCGTCATCTACTAGGTACAAAAACCCCACAAATGGAACACATAACCCTATTGCGATCTGTGTACCGTCTTTAATTTTAGCTTCAGTAACTAGCCACTCGTTGTTGAATCGTGTTTGTAGTTTGTCTAACGATAAACTGTACCGGCACTTTGTCTCGGCAACCCCGAACAACGCCCCGTCTTTTACAAGAACGGCGTCTACTTTAGCGGGTTCATCTTTTGGGGTTTGTACATAGTCCACCCCTTTATGCTTCAACCAAGCCGCTACTTTTTGCTCGTCTAGTAGTGTTT